TGCAAAAATTTCTACCAACTTCGACAATGCCATATCTACACACGAATTCTCCGTCTTCGACGCTACGCTTGGTTGTCCTAGATCATTGACATAAAACAAGAAAAAACCTTTATTACCTCCGTTAGGAGAACCAGTACAATCATACATCTTTGTCAAGATTGATTGTGGTATAGCCATAGCTTCATCTTTATTGTAATTCATATAATATCTAAACTCTTGAGCAATTCCTCACTTAATTTATCTGACTCTAATACTCTGGCAAGCTTTATATTATTGATCTCGCAAAAGTATTCCTTCTTATCATCTCTCTGAAGCTGGGCCAAAAACTTTTGCCTAGAATTAGAGTGAAAAAATTTATTAAATTTGTAATGTTGATTGCCATCTACCTCAACAGCAATCCTTCTACTAGCATTGTAGAAATCAAGAGTCATCCTAGTACCTGCCACAGGAAGCTCTTCAAATACAATATCTGCAGCCCAATGCTCATACAAAAGATCTTTGATTTTTTTTTGGATCTTACTCCGACAAGCTTTCTCCCAATTAATCAAATACTTTGTAGAATTTTTTATCTTGTGCTGTCTGCCTGTAGTTGTCAAAAATATCATTTTAAGATTTTCTCTTTGACAAATTCTTTTAAAGCGAATGTGGTTTCAGCATCTTGTTCTAGATGTTCGTAAATTGAAGCCATCCCTTGAAATTTAGGCTTAATCTCCAAGCCCTTGTCTTTTAGGTACGAAACAACTTCCTCATCTACAGAGAACCAAGCTCCAGCTTTTTCTAAAAAGCCCCACATCATAAGCATCTCAACAATCTCGCGCTCAATCCATATCGACTTCCCCTTCATTCTACCGTGCTTGATCGGGTACTTTATAACCTGACCTGTTGTCTCATTAGTAGACTTACAAATAAGAACCTTCGCCATATGTCCATAAATCTTATTATCTGGAGTAATTTGCTGGTTAGGCTTCTCTAAGATCTTGTCAGATTTGTTTTGTTTCTGAAACTCAAGAATCCAATCAGGGTAGTGAAGAGCTGCATTGCCACCGCTGGCGCTGGTTTGATTATTTGGGTCACCCTTAGCGTAAGGGTTTACATCAATTCTCGACCGAACCTGAGAGATTAATATACACATGTGACCAAACTTTGCCATTCCAATACTGACTCGTTTCAAAAAATCTGAAGTCATTAAAGCACCAGCAGCAACTTTTGCGGCATCGCTGGTCGTTTTATCAAGTTCAGCTTTAGGAAGCAAGCCATCCATACTGTCGATGACAATGCAAAATTTTTCTTTATCTGGATTATTTCGAAGCAATCCTCTTAAAAAATCGAAGACCACATCAAATACATTACACTCAAAAACCAAACAGGTACCAGAAACCCATTCTTCTGGAGCGAACACAAACTTCAACCCCGATCTCTCTTGGATATCTTTAGACAATCTACCTTCAGCTTTAATAAAAAGCCCCTTTGAATTGTCTATAGAGTTCACCATGTTTAGCATTATATGTAATGCCTCGTTTGTTTTCCCTCCTTCGTTAGCGCCTACAAAACGATGTACCCCCGCAGCTAAACCGCCTCCTAAAAAAGAATCTAGAATCATAGATCCACTTGAGACGAGGTAATCTTCAGCTGTCTCTTGAAGGTTGTAATGATAGTCTTTTGTTGACTTAAAAAACTGCGTTGTATATTCTTTTGTGTTTATCTTACTCATCTTCTAAAAAATTTCTTAGGGTTTTCTTGGTCGAGATCTTTATATCTTCTCCCACTTTATCTAAATGGTCAATGATTTTCTCTGTATTTTCTGGTTTATACTCAAACTCAAGCTTTTTCTTCCGAAGATACTCTCTCCCGTCCTTGCTGAAAAAGTACTTTATTGAACCCTCTAACTTGAAAGGAGGCTTAACCTTACTTAAAAAATCTAAGTCGTTATCAAACGTTTTAAATACACTCGTGGCGACCATCATATCCAACTTCATGTCTTGGGATCTACCCCCATTCAACATCCTCTTTATAAAATCCTTTCTTTCTTTAAAGAATGGCTTCGGCGATTTAGACTTAGTCTTTTTAAGAGAAAAGGTGTGATTACAGTCAGAACAAGACAATGCCCTAGCTGCTTGGAGAGAGTTGCAGTTAGGGCATTGCTTTTTACCTCGCGGCATAATGACTATGCTATGGAAAAATTTAGATAAGTCAAGACAAATCATTCATAACCATTTTTCTCACAAGTCCATTAAAATCTGTTTTCGGTTCCCATCCAAGAAGCCTACGAGCATCCGAAGAATCACCCAAAAGAACTTCAACTTCAGCTGGCCTATAGAATTCTGGATTAATCTGCATTAAGATACGACCTTCATGTACGTACTTTTCATCTGAACCCTTCCCAACCCACTCGCACTTTTCTACAGCGAAGCCAACGAAATTAAACGCTTGTTCTACAAATTCTCTAATTGTATGAGTTTCATTAGAAGAAAGGACATACTCTCTAGGCTCTTCTTGGTTTAACATTAACCAAACACCTTGTACAAAATCTTCAGCATCACTCCAATCCCTTTTAGCATCAATATTTCCTAGCTCAAGGGGTTTAAAATCATTTAAAATGTATTCTTTTTTGATACGGGCTACATTCTTGGTAATCTTGCGAGTGACAAACTCTTCTCCGCGACGAGTTCCTTCGTGGTTAAACAACCAACCTTGTATAGCAAATAAATCATAAGAATCCCTCCAAACTTTTACTATATGCCTAGCACTAGCCTTAGAAACCCCATAGGGGCTTCTTGGACGCAAAGGATGAAGTTCTGACTGAGGAGAGTGCAAAACGTCTCCAAACTCTTCTGAGGAGCCAGCATTATAGTAGCGACAATTAGGACAGTACTTCCTTATAGCTTCTAATTGATATAGCACCGCCATAGCATTAGTCTCCATATGGTTAACTGGCATCTTCCAACTTACCCCAACAAAAGAATTAGCAGCGAAATTAATAAAATAATCGGGCTTGTGCTCTGCTATCACCAGCTCTGTATTAGCTTGATCAGCGACATCTAGGTCAATGAGTTTAAATCGAGGATTGTCTAGTAGATGAGCAATATTATCGTGGTTTTTAACACTCAATCTACGAACACCAGCTACAACAGTATGCTCAGTATTCTCCAAAAGATAATCTGCCATAAAGCTTCCATCTTGACCTGTTACACCAGTGATGATTACTTTTTTGATATTCATTTAAAGAAATCTTCTGAATTTATGTTCTTATCGTCAACAAAAAGATCATAAATCGGCTTGCCAAACTTCAAGTCGTGATACTTAACTTTAAATCTTTCGAATTGTTTTTTTGTCACATCAGACCAATCCTTACCACTTCCAGTACCCCTCGCAGTCCAATAAATTATAGTATTACCTTCGTCGTATAATTTATTAATCTTTTCTATCCTGTCGTACATCGGCTGGCTATTCTCATAGTCCATATTCTGAGTCATAAGAATAGTTTCATCTATATCAACGTAAATAATCATATATTCCAAACAGCTCCAAGTGGGTTTTTAGGATCTAGAGATACAAGAGTTAATTGACCATTGTAAGATTCATCATTACCAGTGTCTTCCCAAGGTAGACTAGGGAAGTATTTTTTTATTTTATACAAATCTCCACCATTGGAAATCAAACTTCCATTTTTATCAACAAAACTATTACTTAGGTCTAATTCTTTTATAATTTTATTAGACCACCCGATATCTTTTTTTCTAACAATAAACGATAAGTCATAGTCATAAGAGAGTCCTATTCCTTTACTACAGTCAAACCCAGACGCAACGAGAACTCTAATAAGCAGACCAAGATTATACAGGTTTACATGACCACCGACAATTTGAGCTTTTAATGGCGGTACTGTAACAGCTAGTATTCCTCCATCTTTAAGTTTCTTTTTAACATTGGTTAAAAAAGAACCAACATTTACTTCATGCTCTAACACATGACTAAACCAAATACAATCATAGCTTTCATCTGGTATCTTATCAGCTAGATCTAAAAAATTACCTAAGAATTTAGGATTATACTTTTCACAGCCGTCTAGAGTATCTACAGTCTTTCCATTTAATTCAAACATTCTAGTATGTTTTTTGGGACCACAACCAATATCTAGAACATTATTAAAATCAAAATCTTTTATAAGCTTAACGATAGCCCATTTAGCCCTCATTTGGTCACCTATTTCATTTTCTACTTGCTCAATCTGAGCAAAATATTTTTCTAAAATATTCATAATTTTTTATATAAAAGTTCAGCTAATTTAAATTGCCATTCATAATCGATATCAAAGCATTCCAACTCGTCAATAGGATGAAGACTTATACCACCTTCCTTTTGGAAATCACCCATAAACTTATTTTTAGAAATAAGATCCATTCTTGATGCATACAAAACATGAGCTGCTTTATATGTTGCATCAACAGCTTTTGTATTCATAATTGTCTGATCAATAGGCCAAGGAGTTATCAACTTGCCTTTATCATTCCAAAAATAATCTTTTTGTTCTATAACTCCAAATAAATTTTCAGACTCTTGCCACAAAAATTTTTCAATAAAATCGTCTATAGTTTCTATCCTCAACAAAGGAGAACATAAGTTTACTTTAATAACGTATTTGTACGGGAGCTTGTCATGCCATTCGTAAATCTTCTGCAATGAATTGTCATTATTAGCAGACTCGACACTTCTTTTAAAAATATTAACTGCATGAGAGTTTGCTATTTTAATTAACTCTTCTTCACAAACAGAAGCAAAAATATTTTCTTTAGGAATAATCCTCGACTCAGTTAATTTTTTTAACCCGATATCGAAAAGACTAGAACCTGCAAAGGGTCTTATCATCTTTCGAGGGACTCTTTCAGAATTAAGTCGAGCTTGAGCTATTATAGCTACATCTTTTATATTTTTCATTTCTTTTTAAGAATTGCTAACAAGCAAGGTTTTTGGCACCCATCTTCTGAAATACTCAGTACTTCAAAATATTCTTCAAATACTTCCGCTAAAGAATCTTTAGAAAAATAATGAAAATGTCCATCCCAAATTTTATTCGGAGGATGAATTATTCTGTTAATTGGAACCTCCAAAATAAGGAGATTAGAACAAACTTCAGAGCATTTTTTAACGAAAGGCCGCAGGTGTTTTATATGTTCTAAGACATGCCAGCACGTAACGACATCATAAGTCCTATCAAAATCTAAGGAGCAAAAATCTCCTTCGTAAACTTTAAATTTATTTTTCTTTAGGTGATTTATACAAATAGAACTTATTTCTTGACACTCAATATCAAAACCAGAAGACCTTAATTTTAAAGCAAACGTGCCTCCTCCAGAACCTATGTCTAGGACGCTACCCTTTTTACAGAACTCTTGTAATATATCTAATCTTCCATTGCATATATTATTTCTTTTTTTATGAAAAAATTCTGTTATCTCTCCATCTAAAATCTCAGATTCAGATCTTGTCCCATGAGAATTAGTTCTATATTCACTCTTATGATATTTTAAAGTATCTCCTAAAAAATTAACGTAAATATGTTTGCAGCTAGGGCATTTGTAAATATCCTCCCCAACAACAGAATAATCACTTCCGCAAATACAACAATTCATAATTTTGAAATACAGGTTTCAATGGCTTTTGAAAATTTTGCTTTTGATTTTTCCATGTACGCTTCTCTAATTTTATGCCAATTATTTATGTAATCAACATCCGAAGTTA